GTGTAGATACAACTTGGATATACTTCTTTGCATCCCACCGCCAATCGATTCCCTGCATCACACTGTAATCAGCGCCGAGACGCTCAAACGTATCTATCGTCTGCTGAACAAGCTTGATTCGATCGCAGAAAAATACAGCCCTTTTACCCTTTGCGGCAGCGCCAATCATTATCGATGCTGCAATCATTGTCTTTCCCATCGAGCATGGGGCAGCCAATACGATCCGTTTATTACCGCGCCTTAGAGAGCCTTTAATTTGCTCGATGGCAAGTTCTTGATGTTCCCTTAACTTAATCATGCTTTCTCCAACGGACAAATAACCGGAAAGGCATGAATGACAGATATTTCTTTTGGCTCCCCATGCGTCTCTATGTATTTCCCGCAATACTTTCTATATGGATTGTATTCATCCTTCAGTTGATGAAGACATTCGTTGCAATTGGCTATTTTTGTTTTGCTGTTTAGTTTTCTCATCATTAAACACCTATAATTAAAGCAATTGCCATTACCATCACACAAACTACAGCCATGATTGACATAATTGTTAGCGCTATTGTTTTAGCAATTTTGCTAAAAACTTTATATCTTGGCTCTGCCCAGGAATAAGTATTGTTGTAATCCAGGACTCTTTTGAATCTATATTGGTTCAATTCATCTTTCGGATTCATCATCATCTTCCTGTTCATCTCTTTCTAATTCACCGTCTTCATCTCTACGGCGCTTTGGTCTAAATGGAACGTAATCTTCATCACCAACTCGCATCGGGTTGTCACCAATATCGCGCCAGTTCATTCTTCATCCTCTATGCTAAATTTTTCATCGAAACGAAGTTCCCGTATCTTTTGGCCGTCAGCCAGATACCGCTTATCGTTAATTAAAATTTCTTTGAGAGTTTTGATACTTCGGTATTTACATACCTGTGTCGGAGGGATATTGGCAACTCGACGTATGTAATTAGCCAAGAGCGAATATATATGCAGGGACTTTTGGCCGTTACTGAAGAAATCACAAAACTTACATTCTTTGTAAGTTTTTTTATTAAGCATACTGCTTCTGTCGTTTGCTCCGACAGAGACGTACCTAGGATGCATTGATGTTAAATCAAACCCATCCAACAATTGGTTTCCAAGTTTTCCTGTTACTGCTTTAACGCTCCAATCTGACATCACAATCTCCTTTTAGTGTATATGTGTAGACACGTTAACAACTAAGCTACTAGCTGTCAACATCAAGGACAACATAAACACGCTCCCTGGCTATTGCTTTGTCAAAGTCTTTGCAACCAGGACAGTACCACCCCACTCTTACCATGTCCTCGGCGTTGATGACTTCTTCAGCCACGCCTCCGCATTTGCATGGTTTGACCGCCATGTCGTCCATTCTGCACCTCTGCTTTTTTTTTGGCATAGCTATCCTTTTTCCCCCGCAAACACCCAGAGCCTTGTACACCCCGACGCTTGCGCCCGTATAACGGAGGCCCGAAGACCTGGTACTCAATATTACGCCCATCGTCACGATGAGTCGTTCCCCCCGGCTTGACGCTTCTCAGCGCGGAACAGCCGACCACATTTGTACAAGTGTCTCACCGAGGTGTGGTATGCCCGAAGGCTTTGCGGGTGCCTGGTGTCAAGGAGGGACAGAGCAGGACTATTTCTCGGTTTGACTTCCCATTTCTGGAGCTGGATTTCGGGCGGCAGCTCGCCATAAGCCAGAGTACGTCAGGCTTTGCCACACGGGGATTTGATTTCGATGAGAGGGGTGTTAAACTACCCTAGTCGGGCGATTGATTACACCACTCAGATCGATCTCGGGCCTCCCAAGCCACCGACTTACTTTACCCTTAGTGACGTTTGATTTCAAGCCCTCGATAAGAGGGCTTTTTTTAATGTCGAATTTGATGTATACAGAATCGTTCGTATCTACCGCGAACCTCTGGATCTTCGTCGATAAACTTGCCAATGAACATCGCGTAGTATTGCATTGACAATATGATGTCACGAACGTCATGATCTAAATCGTAGTAGTTATCGTCGATCCATTGATCCAGATCATCCGGTGATATCAGTTTGAATATTTTATTATTCATGGCAACTCTCAACATTGTAAATTTCGAATTCAATTTTACCGATTTCCCCAGCAGCTCTTTTCGACATCATCGTTTCCCACTCAAGCCGGTAATGTTTTGCAATTTCTGAAACTGACTTTTTCATTGTCTTTGCAAGCAAAATGTCATCACGACGCTCTCGCAACAACTGTATATTTTCCATGCCTATTTTATTTTCCACCCACTCTCTGAAGTCATCTGGGTTGCTACCCATGTGCCTATGACAGCCGAAGCAGTGAGCAAAAGCATTGTTCGGATCAAATCGCACACCGTAGGCTCTGCGGCCAAAAAAGTGACTGCAATGCAGCCCTTTGGCGTTTTGCGGATATTGCGTTTTGCACACTTCGCATTTCCAATTTGCTCTTTCTCGAACGCATTTTGAGAACCAACTGTCAGCAGCCGTAATCTTGATCATCTGTCTACCCACCTTTTCAAATCAAATGGCAGTTCAAATTGCAAACACTTGATAGTCCACAAAGCTCGACGCTTTATGTGAGGTCGCATTCGATGTAGATTTATTCGGATCAGCTCGATGCTGAATTTCTTGCTGCGAATATCGTATAATTCCGCCAAATATTTGACGCTCGGTGACATTTTATAATCTTCGTCATCGTCATCGTAATAATCTAGCGCATCCCAATTTCCGCTCGCATTGTTGCCTGCTTTGACCGCCATCGCTCGAACCTCATCTTGAACGCTTCAATCTTGAACCGTAATGCTGTAGCTTCATACACAGCGGCCTTGTAACCGCTCAAAAGCTCCAAATATTCGTGATGACTGTATGCGTATCGCTCCTGTTTGGCAATAGCCATGCCAGGTTCAATGCTTTCAGCTTCAGCCATCAATATAGCTTTTTTGGATTTGCGAAATTCAGTCAAATAGGCTCTGTTGCTCTCTGCTACCGAATATTGCTCTGTCAGCTTCTCGAAGTCTTGCCAGATTTCGTCGTTCATAAGCAATCTCAACGTGTTTTTTTACCAAATCGCGGAACTGCCCTGGGACTAGCTCCAGGGCTGCTCTGCGCTCCTCTCTACTCGGCAACTCCATTATTTGAGCTGCCATTTGTCGCGGTTTTCCAGATAGCAAAACCATTGTCTCCATGCTCGCCTGACGTTGGGATAAAATTCAAAGCGTGGCGCTTACAAAAATTATAAATATTGTTGTAATCGCGCCTCATGTCCCAATGATTCTGCTTTTTGTTAGTACTAGCATCATAGATAAGGCATTGATTTTCATCAAAATCCAAGAACGCTTTAATTGCTGCGCTCTTGGTTCTGCCAACATTTTTAGGTCTTTCGCAGTTGCCAATTTTCAAAACGGAATGTCCTCGAAGTTGTCGTTGTAAGTCTGAACATTTTCAATTGTTGGTTTTTTTGCCGCATCAAGTAACTTGATATCACGCCCAAGGATCTGCAAGGCATAGCTCTTTTGACCGTCCTTTTCAAAAGATCGAGTTTCAATCTTCCCGCGCACAAGCACTTTGCTTCCCTTGTGAACTTTTGACGCAATGAGATCCGCTATCTTTCCGAAGAAGACAACATTATGCCATTCTGTCTTGGTCTCCCAGTTGCCTGATTTGTCCTTGTAGCTCTCGCTTGTCGCCAGACTAAATCTAGCCATCGAGCCGGTAGATACTTGCTTTATTTCAGGGTCTTTACCAACATTTCCAATTAACATCGCTTCATTAAACATCGTTAAAAATCTCTCTATTTTCAATTGTTTCACTGGTTGCAATTATCAACTCTTCGTCGGCAAACAGCACCGGCAAAGCTTTGTCGATAAACTTGTTGTCGCGCTTAACGCGCTTGATGAACGGCTGTAGATCTGGGTGATAAGACATAAAGTAATACTCATCAAGATCTAAAACAGCCATCGTTAGCTGCACCTGAACCATGTATTCTGTTGGCAGCTTGTTTTTTACGATATATTTTGCATGAGTAGCAGCTTTTGGCGATTTTATTTCCAGCCCGGTATTGTTGAATACACCATCCGGGCTACAGCCAATTATGTGACCTTCCATTTTGACGAAGCCAACTTCCTCAATTTCAACGTCCATAATCGAGCAAAACATCTCTCTAGCGGCAGCTTCGCGCTCAGTACCAATCTTCATCGCGGCAGTACCATCCCACACATCCAGTGCTTTCATCGCGACCCTTTCAGCAGCAAGATGATAGATGTGTGACTCCCTGGTTGTGCCAGATGTCTTTTCGCCCCTAGAAGTAACAAGCAACTTGGCGGCAGAGGCGGTGATATGACCAGATCTGGAATCAAGCCATTCCTCAGTTCGTTGCTGCATTTTGCTTCCTCGCTGAAATCTTTCCGAGGAGCTTGTTGGCGTGATCTGTTGTTATTTCAGACCACGTTTTGAGACCTACAGACTCCAATGCGGTAGCTTCTTGAATGCCCAACTTTTTTAAATCCTGCTTGATTTTATTCACTTTTTCGACAGGAACAGGCTTTTCAGTCTTTTGTCTGCCTTCTGCCAGTTCACCATCATCGTCAAGCTCTGGATGACTCAGAAGAAACAGGCTTGCCAGAAGATAGCGTTTAGCGTATGTGTAGCAGCCGCCAGTGGCCTGTGGACTGCGCTGTGTCTTATCCACCAGGCATTCTTGCCAATGCGATTGATCGCTTGGTAGATGCCGCAAATGAATAATTACTCCAGCGCTATCCTCTTTGTTTATGTCTTCGAAATGGAACTTGATGTGATTGAGATCACACGCTGTACGAGCGGCTGATATCAAATCGTCCAGCATATGATAGGAGTTTTTTAAATGCTGATTTTTCCCACGTTTATCAGGGGTATTAAAATCAGCCTGAGCTTGATAAAACGATTCCCAAAATTTTTGCATATACCCTCCGTATTATTAGCTTACGAATTGTATAGCTGCTGTTAACGCTAATCAACATCTTCTTGCTCATCGAGCATTAAATCGGACAGATATTTTGCGTTCAAATGAATGATGCCTAGAAGCGCATATGCAGAGAGTCCTTCTGCAAGTTTTTCCATCATCCAGGCAAAAAGCTGTTCATCGGCTTGGCAAGCCTCTATTTCGGCTTGTTCCGCTGTTTTGACGGGGAATTGAATGATTTTAGTCACACAATTAGTCTAGAGATAAGCGCAATCCCTGCTGCAAATAGTATCCAGAAAATACGCTCTTGGTACGCACTGCTTATCTTTTCTGAGAGTTTATGGACATCATCACTCAATCCATTAACTTTTTGTTCGATATTGCTTTGACGGTTAAACACAGTAACAAGTCTTTCCTCGACGCGAGCCAGGCTAATGACCGCCTCCTGCAAATCGTCTAACTTCCCTTCAATTCGATTAAGACGGTCTTCGCTCATTAGATCTTCACATCCACTGTTTTTGACTCGCGAGGAATCTCGTAATTATAACTCAACATTTTGCCACCCTCACGCTTGAAGACAATCATTTCCATGACATGAGCCGAGGCATAACCCTGACCTGAGTGCCAGGAATCTGGAGGCGCTAAAGTTCCAAACTTTCTAACAATAACTGAGTTATCACATTCAAGTTCGTGGGCATGGTGAAAATGTCCAACGGCCCACATCCGATGTGTCGTCTCTGCCCAGGCATCCGGCATATCTCGCGGCATTATTGAGGACAGTTTCTGAGCCTTAACCTTATCACCATGATGGACTCCGATTAACCACTTACCGTATTGTAGATAGTGGAAGAACGACTTTGTCCGCAGAATATGCACTCTCGGCTCTTTGGAGTAGTAAAACTCCATGATCATCTGCAAAGCTATAGCTGCGTCAGGATCGTGATTACCTTTAGCAATAACAACTTTGACATTCGAGAACTTATCAAGCATCCGATCAATACAGTATACGAGCGTCTGCGCCGCAACACGCATGAACTTCTCGTATCGAGTATCAACATCCAGAGGCGTTCCCTTTGCAGTTGTGGCATTTGAATTATTGGCATGAACAAAGTCACCAACATTCACTAAAAGCCCTGTATCTGCCTCTGGAGCCACGGATACTAAATCATCAACAGCTACGCAGATTTCTTCCTTTGCTATGCTTGAATCGAATGACCTGTCCCTGGTCTCTGCCCCATCTGCCCTCATGCCAATGTGAGCATCACCGATAAAAATAGCTGGCATGATGTCTGTATTGTGCTTTTTGCGATTCTCTTTCTTTTTCGGCTTTATCGGGTTGATGTGATCTTGCAAACCTTCGATGAAATCAAAAAACGCTTTTCGTTGATCTTCGACTTCAGCTTTCGTTTTAATCCAGACAGGGTTGCCTTCGTCATCTTTGGTGAATGTAGACTTGCCAACAACGACTTGGCCTTCATCGACGAATCTTGTTGCATCGAATGTTTCGGTATAGCCTTTTCTAGCAGCCACACCTAAAATCGTAGACTTTGTTCTTCTGACGCTGGTCTCGCTGATGTCTAGCTTATTAGCGACTGCTCTACTTGTTCCGAGTTCAATCCACAGCGACAAGATATTCCGCTGATGATCTGTCGTACAAAATTCTAAAAGAGCTTTGTCTGGTATTTTGCGATTATTACGATTGTTGAAAGCCATCAGGATACTTACCTGTCTTAATCATGCTGGTCACTGTTTTTGCTCGTTGACCAACTTGTGCTGCCCAGAGAGAATCCAAGAATTCAAGAGAAGCTATTGTGAAGTTCTTTTCAGACATTGCTGTTAAAGCCTTCTGAAAACCTTGCAAGCGCGTTATCCCCATGTTGAAACACATATCAATTAAGGCATCTTTTCTTACATCATCCAGGCTGCTGAACCAGGGAAAAGCATTAGTTAACTCTTGTCTTACTCGGTTGATATCGTTCGTGAGAAGATAATCAATCTCTTCGTCTGATATACCTAAGTCTTCGATGTTCCTTCCAACACCAATCGTCAGCTTTCCGGCGGTGCATTTGTAAGGCTTGTTCTTTGAACCTTCGTGCAGACGAATTAACTTGTTAATCTTTTCCATTTTGTTGACTCTGAGAAGCTCCGAAATAAAAACTGATAACTGCACTAACAGTACCGCCAAGATAACCCAGCACCAATGAAACAATCGTGTCGCTATTTGAATCTGGAGGCTGGATAGTGACAAGGAATATGTAGCCGAGAAATCCAAGCAAGCTCGTAATACCAATCACTCGCGCTGTCCAGTCTCCAGAAAAGTACGTCCTCGCGTCTTGTTTGTCTTTAGTTTCAAGCTCAAAGACATCAACTTCCATCTCCTTCATCTGAGCTTCAAACTTCAACTCTGCTTCTTTGAGTTTAGCAAGCTCCGCAGGACTAGCCGATCTCATTGCTTTATCAATCGAGTTTGGGTCTGATGGACAGCCCAATACCTCACTGATAATAGAGCCAGCAGCACCACCAATAGGGCCGCCCAATGCAGCTCCCAGGGTAGGGGCTATAGATGAAACAATGTTTTTAACTTTAGAAAACTTCATAGAATTGCCAGAGCAATAATCAATACGATAACAGCAAGCGTAGCTCCACCGATCACTTCAAGTGACGCACCTTCTGCAAACTTCCACACTGGCTCACCAATCTTCTTCAATAACTTAATCATGTTATCCCCTCGCTAGATTTACACCGAATATAATCACACTAATCAACGCGACAAACAAACCGACAATAATACCACCATCAATAAACAGCTTCTTTCTTGCGGCTCTTGCTTTAGCTTGTTCCAATCTTCGTTGACGTATCTTTCTACGTTCAATCATCATTTCGTCATAGAAATCTTTACCGACTGTGTAATAACAAAGCTCTCGCAAAGACGTTTCCATGTCGGCGGTTTTCTTCTTCGCCATTTGGATTTCTAGCGCCTGCGCTTCAACAGACTGGCCCCTGAATAACTTGGGGCCGTACTGCACTTCTGCTTCAATCTCATTAATACGTTCTTTGTGGTCAAAAAACTTGGCAATGTAGCTGGCCGTGTCTTCTATCTCTCGACCAGCGTTTACTGCTTTAGCCACTAGGTTGTAGGCTTTGGTAGCGCCCTGTATACAGGCGGCAATTGTAACTGGGTCCATGTCATACTACCTCGCTTACAAAAATTACTGACTAATGTCAGGTTGTTGGCTCAGGTGCAGGTGCCCAAGGCAGCCCGGGGTCATTGATTGGGTTTGCTTTTTCAGTAATCCCTTTTTGGATTTGCGCGTCCACATGCTCGGCGTAGCTTCCAACTACTTCCGCCTGAATCCAACCCAGTACCTGCTCTTCCGTTAAGTCCTCGTAAGGAGTAAACGTGCCTGTACCACTGTAGGTGAATGGAGTTGCGCCAGAGAACATGCCGGTATTGCCGTTCTCATCAGTACCGGTTTTAGTCCAGTAAGTTTGAATTACGGTATTGTCGTATGTGACACCGTCGATAGTTTCATTTCGGGCTTTCATATCTGTGACTGCCCAAGTGTATGTGATAGCCATCTTTATTCTTCCTCAATCAATGCAAGATACTGTCTTGCAATATTCATAAACGCTCGTTTTTCTGCAACCACTTTATCCAGATTAATTATTTATATCTGTAACAGGAGTTTCAGTTTCTTCTTCAATATATGGCTCAGGAGGAACATAGTCAGGATTATTAACAACTCTCATGGTTGATAAATCTACTTTGTTACTAGGCTCGCTTGCATATTCAAATGCTATATCTTCAGAAGTTAGGACAGATATTTCATCTTTTGTTAAATTATTACTTTCTTGAAATGTTAAATAAAAACCATCAGTTAATCGCAATTCATCAGAAGTATTATTTACAGATAATATTTTGCCTGTTTTGTTGTTGTAAATTATATACAGCATCTTTTACTCCGTAATCCAAATGAAAGAATAATATACATATACAGTTTGAGAATTACCTTCATAAGCTCCAAAAACAAGAGTATCACTAGGGCAAACATAAAATTCTCTAGATACTTCACCATAGGTTAACCTTGTTAGAGAAGAAATTATATCGCTTGCATTGCTCGCAGCATCATAGAAAGTAGCACCCTCATAAAGGCTTGCAGGCGGCATATAATAACTTGCAGTTGTTGAGGTAGCAGTATTTTTATTTCCTTGCATTACACCAAGGTGCGGAGAAACACCTTTTACTGACGAGGTTGAGGTATAGGCAAGATCAATTATTGGAGTTCCTATGTTAGTACCTCCGTTAGATCTACAGCTTAATTGATAATGCCATTTTGCCTGATTACTTGCAGTACGCATTGAAAAATCAGTTATTATACATTTACTTGGGCCTGAGCTTGGGGCTGTTGCAATAGTTGCAACATTCATAGCAGTAGTGCTAGAGGAAGCGGTTAATGAGGTAGACCCTCTTGAATATGAAATAGTAGGCATATCGGATTCCTAATAAATTTTAAAATGCAGAAAATGCAGTACCACCACCGCCAGTTGGAGCTTGGCTAACCCAGTTAGTCCCATCTGATGTTAGTACGTTGCCAGCAGTCCCGGCGCTAGTTAAACCTGTGCCACCTTTAGCCACTGAAATAGTTGTGGCGTTCCACGTTCCGCTTGTCACTGTTCCGACAGTGGTGGCCGCAGCAGCGTTGACAGCAGCAGTGGTTACAATTTCCGTCTTTACGTTGGCTAGTGTTTTCGGCCTAACATAACCATCACTGCCAGTTTCAACATAATAATGACTCGCAGCAGTGGTGGTGTCTGAACTACCTGTAAGGTTAAGGAATGTTGGATAGAAATATCCTGAGTAGTTAAGGCGAGTGGTTCCGTTAGGGGTTGTTGTTCCACCGTAGAACTGACCTGTTGTTCTTGTTGTGCCTGCATACCTGACAGCGCCAGTGGCCGTAGAGCCTGAAGTCAAAAGGTCAGCATCTGTGGTGACCTTGTACCAAGGCATTGATGTAGTGCCTACGGTGTCAGTGGTCTTAAATACGTTTGTATAGAAAAGACCGCCGTTGGTAGTTCCTGAGTCTACGCCCACTACAGCAGAATCTATTTCGGCGGACGCATCGGCTGCTACAGAGCGCGTCCACGCTGTGGCGCTGACTACATAAATTCCGTTTTGACTAGCGGTGGTCTGGTTTTTAACCAGAACCCTATCGCCTGCAACTAAAGCTATACCATCAATAGTTTGAGTGCCGGACAGCGTGATGTTAGCTGTTGTGGCTGCTCTTACAGACTTTTTGAAGTTGCTGGTCGGGAAAAGAGTAAGGTCTGAAGCCAACAATGATACGGTTGGAGACCAGCCTTCACCCGCTGTCCCGGTTACTGTTATCCCTGTGCCAGCGGTCAAGCCTGCAACATAGTTGCCAGTAGTATCAGTGCCAAGCGCAACAGAGTTAGCTGCCACAGTAGCGGTAAGCGTTACGTTAGCGGAGCCATCAATAGATACGTTACCAGTCAGGTCACCGCCTAGAGTAATAGTTCTAGCAGTTGTCCACTTACCCGCAGATGTTGCCGTTGCGGCATTGCCAGTTGTAGACGTTGATGAACCATTGATGTTCATCGTTTGCCCGGACAACAATGCTGCCGCCGCTGCCGCTGTGTATCCACGGCCATAATTATCGGTGCCGTTGGTTCCGGTGAACGTAGCCATTCCAGATGTAAGTGCGCTGGCGGTTACAGGGAATGTGCCTGCTGAATTGTAGTAAGCCGCAAACACATAGCCACTTGCATCACGAGCCACAACCTTGCTAGCCGTTGCCGCAGTGGTAGCATCCACCGCCCATGTGGTAGCCGCAGAACCGTTAAAGTTAGAGCCTGTTAAATAACTACCACGAGTAAGAGTATTTGTGGTATTGGCAGTAACAGTAATGTTTGCACTACCGTTGAACGAAACGCCGTTAATAGTTCTAGCTGTTTGGAGTGTAGTTGCGGTTGCTGCGTTGCCTGTTGTAGAAGACGAGGTAGTTGCGTTACCACTCAAAGCCGCCGTTATAGTACCAGCAGAGAAGTTACCGGAAGCATCGCGAGCTACAACCTTAGATGCTGTGTTAGCACTTGTAGCGTCAACAGCTAGAGTTCCAGTAGTTGTTATTGTGCCGCCCGTTAAGTAAGTACCGCCAGTAACGCTCGTTACTGTTCCGGTTTGAGCGCCAGCGGCAATACCGTCAAGTTTAGTGCCGTCAGCAGCTACATCACGACCATCTACAGTTCCAGTAACGCTGATATTTCCTGCTACGCTTATGGCGTCTTTAAATCGAACAATAGAATCGTTGTAGCTATAATCGAAAACTACAGTATTTGAGCCATTACTTTTTCTATAAAAACTAACATAATCAGCCGACTCACCGGCGGCAAAAGCAGGAGAACCGTCTCCGTTATAGAACATTCCCCCGCCATAAATATTACTTTGTCCTACATAGGTATACCCAGTACCTTGAGCTGATCCGTATGCTTCAAAGCCTGTTGTATAACTGTCTCCCGCTAGTGCTCTAACATAGGTATTTGCTGTTCTACTGGTTGACCCTACTGTTAAATCGCCTGTCAACGTACCGCCAGCTAAAGGCAAATAACTGCTGAGAGAGGATGCTGCTGCGTAGTAAGAACCCTGCTGTCCATCAAGAAGGTCAGCATCAAGACCAGAGCCTGTGCCATCGTTTACACTATTCCACTGTTGTGCCCAGCTTCCCCATGAACCGTTGTAATACTGACGAGTATATGTGTTGCTACTATTGTATATAGAATATCTTTGAGTCGTGTGTAGGCCATTACCAGTATCATCATTGACAACCTCTAAAATGCCAGCCTTAGATTCAGGATAATTAGAGCCTGCCGCAGCATCGGCATTTGCGTTTTGCGAGTAGTAGCCAGTTGTACGATAAGTATCTAAATTAGCGCCGCTAGGTATTTCAGCCCCTGCTTTGAAGAGATTCGTGAGCCTAGCGTTGTCAAGAGTACCTGCGTTTATATTAGAAGCGTTTTGATAATAAGAGCCGTGCTGTCCGTCAAGCAAGTCAGCGTCAAGACCAGAGCCTGTACCGTCGTTATAGGCATCCCATACAGTGTAGAGCGTTCCTCCGTGGTCTGCCTCTAGGTTTCCACCGTGTGTCTTTTTTAGATCCCAATTTCCCCATTTAGAATCAAGAAAACCAGTTATAGAACCAGTGCCATATACCTGAAGCGCAAACTGTCCAGCAGAACCTTCAACATATAATCCACCTTGTGCGTTTGATGCGGTTCCGGTGAAATTAAAATTGTTAGTGTTGGTAATATCTTTTGGAAGGTAGTTTGCTAATGAACTTGCTGCTGCGTAATACGTTCCTTGCTGTCCGTCTAACAAGTCAGCATCTAAGCCAGAGCCTGAGCCATCGTTGCCTTCGTGCCAAATCTCATAATTATTAGAAGTGCCGAGAGGCCGCCAGTTAATTGCTCCAGAGCTATTTCCATACAAAATACCCTGCTGCAAGGCATTATTCTTGAAAACTATACTAGCTCCGTTGGTGCTATCATTCCGATGAATGACCAATCCTTGACCAAAAGTATCGTGATTGATTGTTAATCCGATGCTTGTGCCGCTAGTTATGGTGTCGCCAGACTTTGATACTTTCGTTGCTATGGAGTTAGTCACAGTCGTGGAAAAGTTAGCATCATCACCGAGCGCAGCGGCAAGCTCGTTCAATGTGTCTAGTGTTGCAGGAGCTGAATCAACAAGATTAGCAATAGCAGTATCAGTGTAGCTTGTGTAGTAGCTGCCATGCTGACCATCAAGAAGATCTGCGTCTAAACCTGAACCCGCACCGTCCACCGTTTTAACAGCAGTAAGAATCTCACTTGCTGTCTGGTCAGCGGTTGCGCCTGATTCAATGCCGTCTAGCTTGCTACCGTCTGTGGCTACGTCCCTGCCGTCTACTGTTCCAGTGACAACTATATTCCCAGTTACATCTATCCCGGCGCTGAATGTTGGTTTGGCTGTAAATGTCTCAGCTTCATCAAGCATGGCAATAGACGCAACGTCTGACAGGTCATCAGAGGTAAGTTGCCTCTTTTCATAGGCATTAGTGCCGTCACCTATGAAAACGTACTTATTGGCAAGGTTTGGAATATCATTTGATCGCCCTGCGCCAGTAACAATCCCGCCGCCATTTGAAGCATGGACTTTTGTTACCCTGCCTAGATTCTGTACAAGTACACTTGAGCTTGTAGGTCTTGTAGAGGTGAACCCGCCTCCAGATGCAACATACATGATGTCGCCTTCACTGAATGCGCTTGTATCTACGCCAGTGATCTGACCAAGAACTACAAGAGTACCTTCAGACCCAGCAGTAATATCGGCTGAGACTACACCGATAGCTGGCATCTTCGCAGAATCAGAGGCATCAGCAGGAGCAATGTCTATATTGCCGCCAGTAGATCCTGTCTGATAAACAGGCGTACCAACAGCAATAGTAGACGCAGTAGTGTTCTTGCATCTTGCTTCAATCTTAGGAACATCTGCTGTTAGCTCGTTGTTAATATCGTCATAAGTGAATTCGATACTAAGCCCGGCTTGAAGCAGATTGGCAACACTGTCCTCTATACCTTCATTATTCAGGAAGCCAGAAAGATCTGGTGGGGTATATGTGAATACCCCTCCAGTATAGGTTAGTGTGCCTGTACCGCTTGCGGAGTTCTGAGTGACTGATAGATCAGTAGCCTCGAGCTTGTCAGTATCAAGGTTTTCAAAATTCTGATCTACTTCGTCATTTGTTAATGGTCTGCCAAGACCATCACGATAAATGATTGTAGCCATCTCATACTCCGTTTAACTTACGATGCAGATAGTGTAATTGTCCAGGTGATTGTCATGGTGTCATTAGCACCTTTGTTCACCGTGGAAAACACTGTACGACAAAGCATTGTTCCGCCAGTAGAAGCATTGAAGATACCAGCTTCAGTAATAGCGCCAGTGCCATCACCAGCTTCAAAAGAAGCAACATAGGTGATCGTGGAGCCAGAGTCAGTGGTAGAGTCAAGAGCCTCTCGTGATCCCAGGGTTGTACCAAGATCGGTATCACCAGCAGCCTCGGTTGTAGAGTCGCTACCAACAGCCATGTGTGACATAACGCTATCAGATGCGTCAACCATTCGGCTAGTAATAAAGGCAAGACCAGAATTAACGACCAAATTGGTCTCTTTCCGCTCTTCCTTGATGTTTCCATTTTCGTCTTTGAGGACGATGTTGAGATCGCCCCTAATTTTGATGCTTTCGTTAATCATGTGAGTCACCTCAAAAAGTTAGTGAATATCCAACATAGTCCTCTGCAAAGTATGTGAAATCACAATATCCTTGCCCTCTCAGACTGCCGCTATCGGTAGTACCGATACTATCTGAGGCAACCTTACCAGGTGATTTTACAGGAGAATCAGTGACAGACATAGCGTTTGAAACTGACCTTGAAAAACCCAAGGATGCCAAATCGGTTATTATAGCAGTATTATTAATTTGCTTATTGAGACTATAAATAATCTGGTCAGTGAAGCTAAATTGATCGCTTGGAGACGATCCTAATTCCGTAAAATAATCAAACGAATCAGCAACAGATATGCTATCTGAAACATTTAATCCATAAGAAATAGCAGCGCTATCTGTAACAGATCCAAGATCGTTAAATGACCTTAAATAAGAGACTACCCTGGTAAATGTGTCAGTGACTTGAGTTAGGTCTGATCGCACCTTGGTGAAGTGCATATACTGATCATCATCGATACTTAACTCGCCGCCAACGTCATCTGTGGCATATACTGTATCTGTTAATACTTTGCCTATATTGAATACCTGGCTGTCCTCAATTGATGACAAATCAGATATTGGTTTTGCAACACCTAGTGATGCTAAATCATTAAACGATAAAGAATCACCTACTGGCTTGCCAGTAAAAAGCGATATTGATTCATCCAGGCTAAATAAATCAGATAAAGATTTATCAAATGATATGGCATGATAATCTGTCAAATAACCATTATCAGATAAGGATTTTCCGACATTAAATGTATGATTATCTGTAAAGAAAAAGGAATCAGTGAGAGCTTTACCGACACCTAAAGAAACATCATCTGTAAGCGCATAAGAATCTGATAATGTCTTACCAAGGTCATATATTGTCTGATCAGTTATATTTGCCTGATCTTCTAATACCTTGCCTATATCTAAATTTACAACATCTATAACGCCAATCGTATCTGCCAAGTATTTAATAAGCACAAATAGTCCTATGCTGATGTTATCTAACATCAACCTGGACTGAATGATTGCTTGTTCTAGGCGAGATTGTGCAGCGTCAATAATAAGTCGCTGTCCGGCAATGACTGATTTAAGCCTTTTGCCAATAAAAGATACTATGAGCCGCTTTGCTAAATCGGCCCCAATCAGGCCTTTAGCCATTAGAAATCTTCTCTTATAACTATATCTATTGTCTCAAACACAGACTCAATTGATCCGTCTGTGAACGTGACTTCTATTTCGCCAATATAATCGCCAGCAGGAATATCAGTATCTGCCCCTGCAAATACAAAGATAGCCTGGCCGTTTGCCAAGTCAGATGCAACATTTGCTGTCAAAGTGCTTAGAACATTAGCAGTGTTCTTCTTCTTGAACTTTAGCCTTACAGTAGCCGTAGAAAGATCTACAGTGCTTCCAGTATCTTCCCTGGTCAAAGTAACCTTAAACTGTGAGCCAGTATCATTTTGTACTAAATATATAGTAGTCATAATTTATCCACACAAATAGATACAGGCGATTTGCTTTGTCTCGCCCTGGTAAAATATTGCTGCTTCTCTTGCTTTAGCTACTGTGCAAGACCGTATTATATCATCAGTTTGCTTCATCCCCTTTCCAGGGACGTTCGATGTGACTATTAAATCTCCAGCCTGGATATCACCGTTTTCACCACAAACATTGATCTTTCCCTCGCCTACAGCATTGATATGAACAACTTTATGGGTGTCAAATAGAGTAGAAAACTTATCCTTGATAGTCTTTTCCATTCTAGATACTCCAACTTCATTTTCTACCAAAGACATATCAGCCAGAGTAACAGGGATATGATCAACACTAGCATCTTCTTTGTATACACCGATAACTGACGATTGGTTTGGACTACTAGAGATAGCAACCTCTGTAATAACGTCTGATACACCAACTGTGCTTATTACAGACAAATCGACAAGAATGTCACCAGGCTGGATTGATTCTGATTTTGATATAACAGCCTCATGCGATCCGGTGAATGGCAAATAAGATCCAGCACAATAAACATCATCAGTAAAATCTGCTGAATAAGATGAGGTACATAGTGTTGTCTGTGGGCCTGATGAATGGCTGAAATATCCGCCTGCTGTTCCTACGCCAAGCGTACCAACTGTAGTAGCCGATGAATAATTACCTGCGCTGTAGGAAAGCCCACCATAACCAACTACTGCGTAACTTCCACCTGACGTGCCTGTATTTCCAGCACCAAGTGCAACAGCCGCAGATCTTGATGCAATAATTGCTGCAACAGATCCAGATGTGCTTGTTTCAAATACCCCGGCTGCACTAACACCGCTAATGCTTGCCCCTTGACCTAGACCAAATAAAAGCCCAGATGAAATCGTATCGCTTGATGCTGACAATTTGCTTACTGTTATTGAGTCAGCAGTTATTGCTCCGCCATCGATGAATGTAGTTCCTGTCCCGTTTTCATTCGTGGCATTCGCTAGGTTTGTAAAAGTTACAAGCCCATCATAATTTGTCCATTTGAACGGCCCTACAATATTCTTAGAAACTGTTCCTCCATAGGTTACTTCTTGGAAGGTTACAGATACCGCCCAGTAAATATTTTCGCCAGTATTATCATTAGATACCGCGGCAGGATTGAATGATGTAGACCAGCCAGATGCACTTATTGACGCAGCGCCAGTGCTAAAGTTATAGCTAACTTGAGCTGTCGTTGGTGCTGTAGGTGTCGAACTTTGTGCTGTATTGTAGTAAAAATAAACGAATGCGCTTCTTGGGCCATCTGCGCCAGGGTCTCCATCTGTCGGTGTAGCTAAAGAGGTAGAAGATGCTACGCTAGAAAATGCAGATACATTGCCAGAATAGTCAAATGCCTTAATCCAATAGTAATAAGTTGTGCTTGCTGCAATGTTTTGATCGACAAATGATTCGCCAGTTATGCTTCCTATCTTAGAGGCAGATGCCGAGTTATTAGATGTGTATCTATAAACATCAATACCCTTCAAATCTTTAGCAGAAGGATTAGTCCAATCTAAACGTATGTTCGCAATACCGCCGGTTGCAGAAAGCCCTGTTGGAGCATTAGGTGCAGTTTGATCGCCATTGATTGTGAATGTTGCGGTAGTAAATGCGCCTTTAGATCCCAGGGTGTTTATTGCCCTGATTCTTACTGTAAAGCTTGTACCTACAACAGCATTAAAGAATTGATATTTGTTGATAGATGTAAATATGCTTTTATATTCTGTGTCAGCTTCAGAGGTAAGTTTGTACTGTATCTCGTAATTGCTTACAAACGTATCGTATGAGGCATCCCATTCAATGACACCCATTGGTATAACTGTGCCATCGTCTCCAAGCGTAGTGCTTTCTGTAACAGTGATATTTGATATCGTGCCAACAGTAAAAGGATTCGGCAGATAAGTGTCTGGATAAGAGGTCTGCTGCGCTCCTACTTCCCATGTGTATATTGAGGAATCGTACTCAAGAAGAGCCAGGCCAACTGTTCCGTCATCATTGAGCTGCATCCCAACAACCTGGAAAGGCTTTGCTGTCCATCCTGGGGTTGAATGAGTTATAGAAACGACATCTGCTACCTCTAGCTGTAATGCCTCAGAGGTGGTCTTTATTCCGCAAGTAATCGCATTTCTAGAGCGCAGCAGGATTACCCTGGCAAGATCCCTGGCTTGGTAATAATTTGTAATCGTATCCAGCTCGATTTCTTCATGCAGCAATACCCCGCCATCTTCAGCAAGATAAGTGCTTTCCTCGGTAGATCCAGCGGGAGGCCATATAGCCGTATCTGGTTGCCAGTTTGCATCAGGATTGGGGAATTTGACGGTTACCCGATTGTATTTGTCTTCTTTTGTTTCGCCCTTAATCTCAATGCCGTCAATGATTGTGTCATTTGTAAAAGTGAATGAGCTGGACTTACTGCCGTCAATCTTTAGCCTGTATTTGCCCTGTGAATACGGCAAGAATCCTCTACAACCAAGCAACAATATATTTAGATTGTCGAATAGGGTTTTAGAAGTATCTAGGACAGCATTACAAGTAAACAACTTGCCTGTTGTTCCGCCAGAATATTCTGTTACAGACTCGTCGCAATCATCTGCTGCATCGCCTATCGCCGTGTCATCAATTGCGCTGGAAGGAAGACCCTTTCCATAACGAGTATTTGTCAGGTAATCACGAATACAGAGAGCTGGATTATCTGACCAGGCTGTCGTTGCAGTCCGAGGATCATATACCTTGCGACCCTTTACTAGCGCGGTAATCTCAGGGATTCCTGAAAATGCATTCTCATCCCATTTGAAGCGCATACCCAAAAATGCAACGCCTCGGAGCCTATGATCTTCTGTCCAGTATTCATTAACCTGGCGCAGATAATCTGTATCTGACATGAGCTGATTATCTGTACCAAGATAAACGTCATAATCAATCAGGCCGCTATACTTTGCATCACTGATAGGGATATCATCGACCCAAATATCTGTAATACTTTCTACTTCACCTTCAGCCAATACCAAAGCAATGAACAGATACTCATTGGTTGGAGTATCTGTTACTTCTGTGTATCCCTCAGTATCTGTATCCCAGCCGCTATTCCATCTGCCATCATTAGCGCCACCTACTATCAGCTTTCCTTCAGTTGAAACAAATACCCTTGTTCCGCCAACCCGGCGCTCACCATAGATAACAGGAATCTGCTCGATATTAGATTCCTTATTTACAAGTACGCCACGCTGCTCATCATTGGCGCGTTTTGCAGCCTTCTGAGCTTTCTTTGCCTGGATGTAAGAGACAACACCAGAAGTGACAGCAAGTAATGTTGCTAGAATCGTAAAAAATGGCATCAGCTCTTACCCCATTTCAAATCTTTGGCTGATTCAGCGGCAAATTCAAATCCCATGTCGCCGCTAAAATAGAGCTGTTGAGTGTTGTGATTTGTCTTTCGACCATTGGTGAGTTCGAAATCCTTCCAATGACTAGCTATCTCAACTGATACGGTGCTAGATGTCCCGTTATCTGTAATTGAATATCCAGTGATACGGCCATCAAATACAAGTATAGGAGCGCCAATAACAGCATCTGAGTTATCCAAAACAGCCTTCCATATTCTCACTCTGACATCGATGTAATCATTGTTGAAGAACAGTGATACATAGCTTTGACTTACGCCAGAGAAAGTAATGTTTGATGAATTGACTTGGAGTTCAGAGCTTTCGCTGAATTCATTGATATTGATAATGTCTGAGCTGCTGCTGAATGTTGAGCTTAGAGCAGACACATCCCTGGCCCAATCAGTTATCTTGATTGGGGTGTCAAAGTCTAGCTGAATGAGGTTGGCAAGATTTAGGTTATCGCTGTTCAGCGCACTAATTGTTGCCGAATCGATTTCCCTGCTCATATCGCCTCGATAAAGTCTACTTCATATTCGTATGTCAGGTCTGTCGCAATTGCGTATTCCTGAATGTCATTGTTGATACGGACAGTGAATGGCACGTTATTGTGCGTAACGATTTCGTTGTCCGATACAGCAGCCACCAAGGCTGGCTGGAAGCTTAGAGTTCCTGCTCCCGTCAAATCGCTTGTAGCCATGTAAACCTTTGAGTGATTCGCAAACTTAAATACGTCACCAGACCTCAGAGTTCCTGTGAACCCATCTACGGCGAGAGATGTTGCGCCTATACTCCCTGCCGCTGCCGCTGTTATCGTGCCTGAGACGCTTCCAGAGGAGCTAGAAATCTCTGGCAGCACTATAGTGAAGGTTTCTGCCATGCCTCGCTGGGCCATCACAAAAGCCTGAACGGCACGGAATTCTGCCCTGGTCAAAGGCGGATAGGATGCGCTGAAAGTGAAGCGCTGGCCGCCAATATTACGCACTTGGGTTCTGCCAGAAATTGTCTGACTCGACAAATTGAAGAACTCACTGCGGAAGTTGGCAGCCTTGAAAACAGGAGTTGAAGGATATGTTCCGCTCATGCGATTGAAGCCCTGCCTCGATTGTTTACGGCTTGATTAATTATGCTGACCAGTTGACCTCTTCGCTTGTGTAGCAATTGATCAAATCCAGCGGTATCAACAGCATTGATATTAACGGTTATGTTCATTGCATTGCCGCCCTTGGTATGATCGATAACAGTCTCATTTGGGTGCAGCATCGCGGCAAACCCGCCTTTGCCATCAAGACCACCAGATCTAGGGCCGAGACCAGTGAAACCACCGCCCTCGAATGAACCAAGTGTTTGACCAGCAATTACTCCAACACTGGCATAACCCATAGCCTTTATGATTCCCGCCATTGCTGGCCCTGCTGGCCCATATGTAGCCAATGCTTTGGTAGCTGCTTCCTCTGTAGAAACTATCGCATTTGCTATAGCAACGCCTTGATTTACCAAGAATGCAGCCTTCTGCGCTTTAGATCCTTCCTCAAATGCGGATTCCATTTTGGATGCAGCCTGACCTATGAAATTGACAGATTCCATCCTTGTCTTCATGTCTTGCTCTGCAAACTTAGCAAGGTTCTCAGAGCGCTGCTTTGCTAAAGCAGTAACAGTATTTGTATATGCTTCATCGCTAATGATGTCATTATCACGATATTCATTTAGCTCATTAAGCTGTTCTAAATATTTATAAAGATATTTATCTCGCTCAGTTCCAGATTTTTCCATGATAGAAGAGATGAGTTCTTCTGCATCTTTTTGCGCCTCATATACTTCTATCCTTTCATGCAATACATCTATCTCTCTGAGCTGAGATTCCGTAGCGCGTTGTATAGCAGCATCTCTTAGAGCAATAAGTCTTTCACTCGCTCCTAAAGCACCAACCTCTAAACGAAGCTCTTCAATGGTATCTTTTATTGCATCTCTATTATCATTTGCTGCTTCTGTATTATTTTCAAGCGCTCCATCAAGGTCTGATAAAGCATCTTTAATTGCAGTTACAAACTGAGCCGCTTGCTCAGATTCTATTGCAAATTCTCCTGCTGCAGCAGCAAGCTTTATGAACTCTTCAGTGACAGCAGCATTTTCTGCTAGATCGGAAAGCATAGTAACAAGAGCTTTACCAGATCCTTCTAATCCTTCAGTAACCTGTACTGATGCTTCTCGAAGCGCCAAGGCTTGTTCCGCAGAGATTCCCATCTTTTTAGCGAAATTATCAAGCCTCTCTCCACTTGCTCTAGACATCTGACCAGTCTTAACTTGTACAAATAAGAAATCATCAATACTGTTTGTTAAGCCATCCTGCGCTAAACGCACGGCCTCCATTGCAGATATTAATTTCGATCTTAAGACAATTTCAGAGTATTCCCTATTAGACTTAGCTAACTCCTCAAACCCTTCTGTTAATGTATACACTCCGTCATTATTGACAGTCATTAAGGTATCATTGAGATCCTTAAATATTTCTTCTAATTTCTTGCCTTCTTGTCCAGCCTCAAACAATCTCGGAACCATTGTGGTGGCAATCAATGCGCCAATAGAGATGATCGCACCAGCAACGACACCGCCAGTACCAAATACAGATGCGATTTGAGAGCCTTGTTGACCAAGGATTAGACCAAGGTTTTGACCACCTTGTATTTGAACTGCAACGTCTTGAATTTGATAGCCGAGCTGGGCTACACCGCCCCTAGCCATCCTTACGCTTTGATTAGCTTCTTTATAATTACCGTTTGAGTTTCTTGTTACCTTGTTAGCAGTATTAGCTATTCTTTGGTAATTATTAAGCTCTTGATTAAGCTTTTTCTGCTGTGCATTTGTATCGGCAATTTCTTTTTGTAGCGCTTGTGTATAGGCTAAAACACCCTGATCTTTAACCTGTACGCCTAATATGATGTTTTGATCTGCCATCTTTAGCTTTCTCGTGCCGAATCTTTAAGAATGTAAACCAATGAGTGAATTCCTCAATGGTCATCTCTAAAATAGCTGACAATGGCTGACGCAGCTCATACGCCAATTCATAGATAAGATAAAGCTCTGTCGGCTTTCCTTCGTTATCAACTAACTTTTTTTTCGACCTTCTTCATCCTCTGTTGGAGGAAGCAGAACAAAGTTAGCCAGGCGCTGAACGATTTCAGGATCAACTGATTTCCGTAACTTGATCTTGTCATCTATTGTAAATACCGCCTCACCTTTATCATCGGTTAGCCCAAAGATTATTGAATACAGCATATAATCAGTGGTATCACTGTTAGAGCGAGCGAGCCATTTTGCCTTATCATCCAAGGTAAGATTCTTGGCATAAAGCGTGACCTCCCATTCTGGGACTTCAATGGCTCTTACTGCTCTCGAACTAAAATGACTTACAGCGGTATCTATTAGCTTCATATTAAGAAACGGTTCCTTCAGTCAAAGCACCTGTGCCTTGGAATGATAGGCTGGCTTCAACAAGGCCGTCAAATGAAGCGTTGATTGTTCGACCTGTTACCAAGGCGCTACCTGACAATCTATGATCGCCAGTAGTATTACCTTCCATCTGGAAAGACAAGGTAACTTCTGATCCAACTGTCAATGCGCCCTGACCAGTTGTATCTGTGTCATCAAACATGACATCACATGAGCCAGTAAATGACTTCAAGCTTGCCTTGTAGGTGCGGCTTGTATCACCCATGCTGGTATCTTCCAGGGTGTCCATGCTTTCTTCAACGGAATAGCTTTTGATCTCAGCAATCGCGTTGCTACCGACCAGTACAGTTCCGCCACTTCCGCTAAATGTCGCCATCGTTTATTTCCTCGGTTTCAATTGGTTTAACAGATTTAGGTTTCTTAACAGCAGTTGCTGGAACAGATGACCAGCCCTTGCGTTCCATATTCGGCAAGTCTTCTTCCCAGATAACTTGGGTATCTTTGCCGTTATAAATCGTAATGCGTTTTGCCATATTATACCCCTTAAATCGCAGTTTCTGGGTCATTTTCGGCCACAGAATAGGTAATCTGCACCTGCATTATGCCTATACAGGCTGGCTGTTCGCCATCAGCGGAGACTTCGCTGTTAAAGCCTATAATTCTTGTGTCTTTGGCTAATCCGCCAAGCGTAACATCATCAGTTAATGCTGTTTCGACTTCCAAGGCAATCTGATCAATCGTGTTGTCATACCCGGTTGCAGCTTTAACATATAGCTCTATAACTATATTAAGCGTCCTTAAAACCGACCTGGGAGGAGTTATTGACTGATATGCAGTTGTCTCATCTTGGCTGTAAATACATAGACCTGGCAGCTTATTAGATGCTAATGGATAGGCTCGATGATTAAATACCTTAGTGCCAGTAGTGGTTAATCCAGTACAGGCAGTAATCACCGCATCGCGTATCTGTTTTCGCATATGAGCCATTAGTTAAGCTCCAACACTAATTCGCTCATGCCATTGCCATCAGACATAATAACCTTGATGGTATACGCAACAGAGTCAATCTCCAAAGCATCGCCCTCTACAGAGCCAGTAATATCAGCAGTCTTGCAAAAGAATCTTGGTTGCTGCATTGCAATCCCTACTCGGCCACCGGCTTCGACTTCCTCGTATACGTTATCAAAGATACCTTTTACGACTTTATGCGAGCCACTAACCGGATCAAATATAGCATCGACACCAAAGTCGGCTAACATTGCATTTCTTTCTGCTGCTGTTTCTACTGTCATTGTTTAGCTGGTCTGCCTCTTTTCTTTGGCGCTTCAACCGAATTTTCCAGGCCAACAGATCGATCTATTACTAATTCTTTTTCTGCAGCAGGGATTATTCTTCCCATGCCCAGAAGAGCGTTAACATTTTCTATAACATCGATAACTTCGCCCTTTTGGCGAACTACCTTATCGATTACACAACTTTTAATGACTTCGTATTTCATATTTTCTCCTAAGAAAAGGGCGGGTCGAAACCCGCCCCCATCCTAGTGCTTATTAAGCACCATCGTTACCGAAAGCGAAGCTAACAGCGTGACGTACTGCTACGTCAACTGATTGCAACGCAACGACACGGATAGTGCCAGATGTAGAAGCGGTGTATGGATCTACAATGATATCCAAGCCGCCAAACATACCGATCAACAGATCTGCGTAGTTACCGAAGTACAGGTTACCAGCAGTACACTGATTTGACACGATAGTGCGATATCCATTCATTGTGCCACCCGGCTCGATAACATATACGGCTGTGCCAGAAGACTTTTCAACGGTCTTCAGAGCGCCGTACATAGAAGCAGGCAGGATGTATGCCAGATTGCCCATAAGAGCGTTGTCTTCCGCAATAGCAGTTTCAAGAGTTACTACTTCAGCGAAAGTTGGGTTTGCAGCAGCAAATGCTGTTACAGTGTTAACGCCGGAGGTATTCAAAATACCAGTCGGCTGACCAGATGAACCTGAGCCTTCGAGGCCAGCTTTATCAATAGCCAGAGCAATTGCAGAAGTCAGATCATTTCGGATCAGGGCTTCTACAGCCATAGAGCTTTGGATCAGAAGCTGACGGGTTACGTCAGTAAATGCACCCAGAGTCTTCGGAGTCATAGAGACTTGACCAACGGTCATTTCGCTCTCAGACGCAGCGCCACCTTCAGTTGCAATCCAAGCAGCAGTTGCAGCAGCGGTCTTCTTGGGGATTTTGACATCACCAGACAGGCCGTTCAGCATAGTTGCACCAGCTTGCATTACGCTAGAAGCATTACGCAGCACATCGATGAAATCACCGCCACGGAAGTCGTCGGTAAACAGAGCGGATTCATCTGATGAATTCAGATCACGCTTCCAGTTACGCAGCACTTCAGCAGGCAGCATGATGCCTTGAGCTGCGCGACCATACTGCTCTGCTGCAGCCTGAGAAGCTTCAAACTCAAACGCAGCAGCTTGCTGTGCGCGACGATCTGTCGGGTTGGCAAGGGCGTGGATCGCACGAACAAGAGAGAAACGCTTAACGTCCTTCTTGCTCATACCGATGTCTTGATTTTCGAGAGCGCGTTCGCTGCCGATTTTCTCAAGCACAATTCCACGGAACTCTTCAATTGAAGTGCCTTCAGCAATGGCTTTACGAGCAAGCTCGGATTGACCATGACGCTGACCAAGCTCAAGGATTTGAGCTGCATTTTTGCTGGCTGCTTGACGGGCTTGAGCCTCAACAGCCGCGATATCTACTTCAGACATTTTACTGTCCTCCACATAAGTTACGATTTCGGGTTTATTTGTCTGCTCGCATGATCGCCCAACGCCAACTGTCACATCGGCAGGAATAGACACCAGACTTGCTTCCAGTGGTCTCCAAGATCTAGCTATATAGGTTTCGCTATTCCGAGAGTCCTTTTCCATTTTGCTAATTGAATATCCGACACTAATGTTAGCGCGAATACCATCTAGCACATCATCGAACGCCTCTCTAGCAAGTGCGCCTCTTCCAAAGCGTACTGTCGCTCGCAGTCTACGAGCCGAGCTATCAAGGTCTACCGATTCTATTACGCCAATCTGTTTCTCTGGATCGTGATCCAATAGAAGTGGCGCTCTGCCAGATGCCAAGAACGACAAATCAATCGCTTCGGCTGTATGTTCCAATACTTCATTACCAAATGAGCGAGCAACAGGCTCCTCTGACGAAATGGCAATCTTAACTGTTCGCTTTTCCTCATCGATAGGAGAAGCATCCAAAGACATAGCGCGGTGAACGAGATCTAAATCAGCTTTTCTCTCGTCTACCTCTGCAACGACTTCCTCTGAGGCTGCTTCTACAACAACTTCCTCTGATTCTTCGCTAACAGTGTCTTGAATTGCTATTTCGATAGTTTCTTCGACATTGTTTTCATCAGTCATGTCACGTTCCTCAGTTTCCATGCTTCTTTCATCAATACTTTTAAGTCTAGCTACAATGCGCTTTGACCATGTGGCCCCAGCATCGCCGCCCCACAGATTCCAAGCAATCCTTCCTGCGCTAGGAAATCCTTCTTCTCCAGAACTAAAGCCTTCCGCTTGCTTATCAACTTCATGCCTGGCAAAAAACGAATACATTCTTTTAACAGTATCAAAGCTGAGATTTCGTCGATTGATGATATCTCTAGCCCTGGCAACACCAACCTCTGTGCCGCCTCTGCCATATTCATCACGCCAATCAAGCCCTTGGCGAGCTGCTGAAACCATTCCGTCGGTAGGAACGGTGCTTATTTCAACGCCTTTATATTTCGCCATCGGTAAGATCAGGCTCCTGTGGTACAAATTGCGCTCCGTATGGTTCTAAAGCGTATTTTATCCCAAACTGATCAGCTAACTTCTTGTCTCGCTGAATCTGAGACATCAACTCTTCAGCATCCTTTCCATACTGACTTGCAACATCTTGTATAGAAAGTATACCACTCTTTAATCCAACGACTGAGGCGTTCATTTCTTTCAGGGGGTCTATCCATGACCATCCCTTACCCCTGAATTCAGATGATGACGAGAATTTATCATATGTTGATAACGGCAAACCGATCACATTCATTTCCATCGCGCTCTGTAACCAGGCTTCATATACCGGGCGAACAAAGTGATCAATCATAAATTGCTGAACATCTCGGTAGAAATCGCGCTCTTCTAGAGATCCTTGCCGAATACTTGAATAGCTTGTTGATTCCAGATCGTTTGAAAGCGATGTGTAACTAACACCAAGAGCGGAAGCTATCGACTTCAAAACAGACTTATGGAAGCTCTCAAACTCATTATTTGGGTTTTGCGGATCAAATGTCTTGAAATCAACACCAGTAGGCAATTGATGGAATGTGCCAGGCTCTGCATCCATGAGAGGAATCTGTCCATCCATATCATCTGCGACAAATCCATCACCACCAGGCGAAGTAAAGAAACCCATTTTGCTGGCCCCAACTCTGGCAGCAATGAGTGAGGCTTCGACGTATGCGCCTAATTGCTTGATCCCAGCCATTGCCGGAGACATCCAAGGCTCACCGCGAGTTTGTCCTGATCTCAGTGGAATAAAGACATGAATTACTCGCTCGGCAGGAATTCTGGTGGTCTTTTTAGATACAGACATCGTAGTAAAATCATAATCACCAGGATGATAAGTCGTGAAATGATAAGCAATCGGCTTCTTGAACTTATTAAGCTCAATACCCATGCGAATTTCATTTCCATTGTCCAATTTCTCGTTTTTAGTCTCATCAACTTGATCAGACTCGATGAATTCAATGGCAAATGAGTCTTTAAATGCGCTTCCTCGATGTTTTACGATAAAAACCTCGCCATCACGCGCCAAGGCTTCTAAACAGAGTTTTTGAGCATCAACCCAAGTAATTCTTCCGTCTACAGTAGGATTTCCTAGTTTTCCCCACTGTAAAAACGCTTTTTCTATCTTTGAATTACCATTTTCATCCAGATTTCCTTGCGAATCCTGTGCCTTAACTTGCAAACCAAAGCCCTTTCCGCCAACAACATTGGTCTTTAGCAGGTTTATATAGCGCTTGGCATATTGATTATTTCTTACCAAATCACGCGATCTTCCGCGAATAGTCTTCAGTACAGGGCTTAATTCTGAGTCAGCAGAGCGTTCAGATGCGCCAAAATCAGAAAAGAGCCGACCTGGATTGGCGGATGCATAAGTTCGTTTCAACATTTTAGGCTCTGGCTTTGTTTTCTGCTTGAATATGTCGAAAATCGCCATTTAGAACCTCACTTTGATAGTGGATACGCCTTTACGTCCACTTTTAGCGTCTAAAGCTGCTTTCTGGCGAATTACTTCTGATCGATAGTAATCTCTGGCCTCTAACAGCTCCGTAAATGACATCTTTGTTAACGATCTACCTGCAATCGAGTAGGAAGATACGTCAGAGTCAGCTTTGCCTGATAAAATACTTTCAATCTTATCAACCATAATCTCTGCATGGCTGCGAAGATCTGTTCCTGGGATATCAAGATCAGCTATTACCTTGAATTGGCCCCTAGAAAGTATTCTCCTGGCTGAATCGCTATTGCGAACTATCTCTTTCTGCCATGCATAAACACCAGGTGCATACGCGCTGGTGACACTGCTTGCAGCAGTTATTAAATAATGTGTTGATTGACTTGATGCAGTGATTTGAAATTCATCACGCTTGCCAGATATCCTAGCGGTGTAAATCAGTGTGTAATCATCAGTAGGGTAGTCGGCAACAAGATCAGATATCTTCCATTGAACGAAATCGCCTGCAACAATCTCTAGGGGTTCCCCTTCAGGCGCATTTGTCGAATCAAATACGTTTGCCATCTAGTTATCCTTCTTTACCGCCAAGAATTAACGAAATTCTTGCTTGTTTTCGGTATGAACGGCTGTTTTTTAGCAGCCGGTTGCTTTTTCTTAACAGGTTCATGCGCCTGCTGATTAAGTTTATCGGCAAGCGCATTTATATTGATTCCGATTATACCATACGCAGCAATAGCATAAACGAAGCAGTCCAGCGCCTCGTTTCTAGGGCGCATTTTCTGGAATATCCTCTTCTTGAACCCCCTGTGATAGCGAGTAACAATCTTCTCTGCTGTCAGTTGCCTAAAGTATTCTTCGTTAAGTGTATCACTAAAATGAATATATCCTGCCCCGATATCACTTATACGCAGCCTAGCAAACAGCAGGTCTTTTGCTGTGTCTACACCTATAGGAAATAACGGGCATCTGCTAATGTTATTTTTTGATGGTCTGCTGACAATTGCTCTGCCTTCACCACCAACACCCTTGATCGCAAATACTCGTCTTCCTGCATTCTTTTTTGCATAAGCATACACTGAGTTTGTGTAGTGACCGCCTGAGTCAATACAGGTTCCCCTGATTGGCAGTTCTCTATCATCATGTGTTGTATACGTTCTAAAGAGATGACTGTCCAAACTAGCCCACAAATGAGGAGTAGACGGATCACCGTACATGACTTGGTGATCAATAACCCAACTTTCATCGTCCCTTCCCCATCCGATAATACTTATTTCGAGTCGATCATCTTGTACGTCAACGCCAGCAGTAAGCATCAGACATTCTTCTGGCACTTTGTTATCAAATGACTCTTTTCTGTCCTGAAGGTTGTAAACATCGATCTCTTCACCTTCGTCTTCCCAGGAACGGCCTAGATAAGTGTTATTCCATACTTTTAGCTGCTCCGGGTTCTTCCTGACAGATAAGAATTCTCTAACTCCGTCAGAAAGTGGTGTCCAGGGAGAGTAGAGCGCCGATATAGCGAATCCAGCAATACCATTAAAAGGCTCTTCAGCTATCCATTCGCCATGTCTGACAGCTTTGCGTCTATCAGCATCAGTCCAGATAACAGCGCATTCTTCGCACTTATATCCCGCGGTGTTCGGATCATTATCAGTCCAAGTCACATTCGCCCATACCAATGTCTGTTTATGATCGCAATGTGGGCAGGGGACGTAATAATGTCTCTTGTCTGATTTCTCAAAAGCATCTTCGATCCTTGATGCTCCCTTGATTGTTGGAGTAGACACCATCACGATCTTGCGATCCCAGAATGTCGATGCCCGTTTTCTCGCCAATTGAATCGGATCGCCTTCTGATCCCGCTGAGACCGGATATCGATCAACCTCATCGCAAAGAACCAGTCTAACTGGCCTCGATGCCAAGCTTGACGGGCTATTCGCCCCAACCAGGGTGATTGCTCCGCCAGGGAAGATCTTGTGCAAAGTCGTATTGCCAGAATCTCTAGCTCTGGGTGACTTCACTTTGTTCTTCAGGCATGGAGTAGATGCCAGTAATCCATTCGCAACTCGATCTTTTGAGAACGCTTGCGCCATGTCCAAGCTTGGTTGAAGCATCAACATTGGGCAGGGATCGTTATCGATGTGATAACCAATGATGTTCAACAGCGCCTCAGACTTACCGAGCTGCGCCGCAGACATGATCACCACTTCTTTATTGCGAGGATCGGAACAGGCATCCATCAAGCCACGCTGATATTCCGCCCTGGATGTGTACCAGCGACCTGGTTCTGCACTGCTTTGGCTATCAAGCCTTCGCTCTCGATCAGCCCATTCAGAGATCGTCAGCTTTGGCGGAGGTCTGAGAACCCCCATTCCTTTCATCAGGATCTCTTTGACGTTGCCGAATGAATTCATAATCGGCCAATTCCTCCAGTGCCTCTCGGATATGTTCGTCCACAAGCTGCTGCGCTTCTGCCGGGTCATCCATGTCAGCAACCAAGGTCGCTACCTTGCTTGGTATTGCCAAAAGCTTCCCTTTACAATCCATCAGTATCGATTGCCAGTCTGAAAGAACATCCTCGACCCTGACAAGCTCGCCAGACATCTCCATGACTTCCATTTCGGCCTTGTCAGCCTGCATTTTGGTCAATCTGGCCTTTTCCTCGTGAAAATCCAGCACACCTTCAACTGTCTGAGCTGATGCCTTGTTTTTTAGCTTCTTCAGATAGTTTCGGAGGCTGACAACCAGGTCATATGAGCCGTATTTGGGCTGTACCAAGATGTCTTCTTTTTTGAGAGCAGTCAGCATCTGCGGTGTGCAGTCCATGATCTCTGTCATGACATCTGCATTTACGATGATCTGATTGTCTTTTTGCTCGACTCTGATGACTTTTTTTCTCATTAATCGATTTTACCGATAGATATGCTTCAATGAAACTATTTTTTCTATCACTAGGCAAAAACCGAGGCGCGAAACACT